TACTAGACCTATTAGTGCTTGGCATATATTTCTCCTTAGTCTTTGCTAGACAAAGGATGCTCTTTAGGTAATAAGTCTAAATCAAACTTACCACTTGGGAACTTCCCTGTTCTAACAGCTTGTAAGAATACGTTTACTCTAGCCATAGCCCATTGTTCTTCTGACCTTACAGTTGGTCTGACTGATTGTGGATTAGTACGATATGCACCAACACCACGTTTATAAACATTAGCTAACATGCCTACAGTTACCTTCTTACCTTTTTTATCTCCATACTTGTCATTATGTTCTTTGACTTTCCCTTCTAAACCTTTAAGAGTTGAGCCTGATACACCTGCAACTTTAGTTTCCATATCATCAAAAGACTTTTCTCGTTCTCTTATGATTTGATTACGTTTAGTCTTAGCCCAACTAAATCCTGCATCACCACCCCACAATGCCCAAGCAATCCTACCTGCTGATGGATAACCATCTGAGCCACGATTAAAACCTTGTCCCTGCTTATCTACTTCATGTCTTGAAAAGAATGAATACATTCTTAAAACTGTATTTGGTGATAATTTTTCTTTGCTTACTAATTGGTTGGCTCTTGTAACACCTACTGCTGTGCCACCTCTGTTAAATTCTTTTCTCCATTCTAATCCACGTTTTGCTTCTTCTGCCATTGAATCAGTTGGAGTTAAATCTAAATCAGCTAATGCTTTATCTTCTGTGAGCCTATTGTATTCAGCATGTGTTCTGCATGGCATATAAACTGTCTCACCATTTTGTTCCATAGAATGTGTACCAACACATCCTATTTCATCTGCTCTGTCTAAAGCTTCATCTTCTGTTGTGTAAATATCTTTAGAGATTTCCTCTTTGGTGCCATAGATTTCATCATAAGCTTTCTCTGCTTCATCAACATCTACAGGTTTATCACTATCTTCAGATGAATCCATTGTCTCACCTATTGGGAATAAATTAGATGGAATGTATAACTCATCTCCACCTGTTACTTCTTCAAGTCCTAATCTGTCTCTTGCTTCGTTACGAGTTAGAATACCTGCTTGTACACCTTGTACTACATTCTCGTATACTTGTTTTCTTTTCTCTGCCATTGCAGGAATAGAATCTAAATCATATTGTATTCTGATATCACCCTCATAAAGTGGTGCTAGATATTCATTTAAGTCTGATTCTACACGTTTAAGTAAAGGTATGACTGTTTCTTCATACAATGCTAATTTAGCAGTCTCCATGTTTGAGTATGTTTGACTGTCAGGTATACCAATTAATTGTGCAGGTACACCAAAACATAAAGCAATCTCTCTTGCTGATAGATTAAGCAACTCTAAGAAATCCATGTCCTTTGGATTCAAGCCTAATTGCTGATATGAGAAGTTTCCTTCTAGTAACATCGGTCTTCCTGAGTTATGGGTTCCTTGAAACCTAAACTCTAAATCTTCTAGCAATCTAGCTCGTTGTTCATCTGTTAATTGGGTAGACATCCCTGTCTCATCTGTGGGTTCAAATTTAAGCATACCACTTGGAGTACACCCATTTTTGAGTAATGCCACATTGTGCATCCCTGCAAGGTTATGTTGGTCAATATTGTATGCACTAGCCATAATTGGTGATAGTCCATAAAAATCATCTAAAGGAGACCAAAGCTTTATTTGTTTGATTTGTCCTTGTCCTGTCTTTTGGTCTACAGGATAAACAGATTCAGTTCTGCCATCTATGACATAGTTATAACTTTCAGGTATAACTGATGTACCTGCTTTAATCTCGATTCTGTCGGGTCTTAATAAATATAATTCTCTTGGTGGTGTAAAGCTTTCTGTATCTCTCAATAGGTATGAATTACCTGAAATGAGCAAATAGGAATAAAGAGATGAGAAATACTCTACACCTGATTGTAATGGATTTGGTCGGTTAAGTAGTGAAATTAATTCGTGGTTGTCTAGTTTTGTTTGGTCACTAAATATATCAATCTTAACTGCTGATGCTGAGTTTGAGATTAGTTGTATGCATCTATGTACGATAGCATTTTCTTGGTAGCCATCCTTAGCATAGTCTTTGTATCTTCTGTTTGTCTTAGATGAATAAGCACTAAGTTTATTGAACATAACTTTAGGTGCTTCTTTCTTTTGTGTTGGTTTTTCTTCTTGCTTAAAAAATCTGTCAAATAATCCCATGTTTAACTTATCCTAAAAATTGCTTTACCTGAGCTTTGCAATGAAGTAATAGCC